AGGACAAGCTCATAATATTGGTGAAGGCTTAACAAACCAGACAATTATCATGTAATTATTTTCATCAATAAGCAAGCATCAAAGTGAAATGGAAATGAGTTATAAAATAGAAAAGATGAAGGAACAGTCGCCAAGCAAAGCTTCTGCCCGTAAAATGGAAAAGAAAAGCATACTTGAAGATTATGAAGCGTTCCGCGCTTGGCAGGAAACCCTGTTTAAGGCTCGTGGAAAACGAATTATAACAGTATAAAAGCGATTTAAAATGCAGCTGCGTTATTATGTGCCTTTTAAGGCTCAGGAAGACGTTAAGGCAGAGTACGCACTCAAGGAGAAGCTGTTAAACATAGAGGGCATTGCAATCGATACAAGTGTGAACGCGAACAAGTGGCAAATTCCAAGCGAAGACCTTGGTTTTCTTGCAGAAAGCCTCATAGGCGTTCAACTTCGCGTGGATCACGCTGAAAGCGCGTTGATGGTTGTTGGCAAAGTTGCAGAGGCTAAACGTGAAGGCGACAAAGTACTGTTCAGAGCTGAAGTTGGCGAAGAAAAACTCATTGAGAAGATTCTCCGTGGCTATGTTACGCATGTAAGTGTTCAAGTGGACAGTGAAGAGGTTGAATGCAGCAAATGCAAGAGGCCTACACGCAGGGAAGGCATGCTGGTTCACCTATGCCCAGGCGCATGGGAAATTGTGCATAAGCCCACAGCCAGAGAATTAAGCATAGTAGCCTCGCCAGCGTATAAAACCACGGAGTTTACGCCTGTTGGCTTTTACGCAGCAATGAATAATGCTCAGTGGGATGCAGCTGTTAAAACTGTAACACGTTCAGAGTCACTTCTTGATAAAAGTGATAATGTGGGTTCTAAGCCTGTGGAAAGGCTGCAAGAACCTGAAAACAAAAATTTAAACAAGCAAAATGAGGTGAAGCCAATGTCCGTTAAAGCGGATGAAAAGGCTTCTCCACAACAGGCACAAGCAGTAGTTAATGTTGGTCCAGGCGAACAGGCGCCGAAACAGGTTGAATATGAAAATTTGACACGGCAGTTGCAAGAGCTTGAAAAGCAAATTAAAGGCGAACAAGTCAGCGACGCTGAAGTTGAAGCTTTAAAAAAGAAAGTAGCCGAGCTGGAAAGTGAAGTTGCTAAAAGAGCCACAAAACGTTCGCTATCGAAAAAAATAAGCGAATTGTCAAAGTGGCTTGAAAAAGAAGGCGAAGAAGCTGAAGCTGAAGAGGCTAAGAAAGGCGAGGCTGAAGCTGAAGAAGCAAAACGCACAAGCGGTAAAGGCATAGTTGCAGTTGACGAAATCAGCAGGGACATGCTGGGCAATTATGACTGGTTCAAGGATTTATTGAAAGCGCATAAGAGGCTTGTTGGTTTCCAATAAAGTGACATAACATGAGTTTTGAAGGAACAACACCACTTGTTAGCGACCGCTATTTGATAACGGCGGAAGTGGATTCAAACGCAACAGTCACAATGGGGCAAGTTGTGTACATAAGCGCAGCTGGCGCTATACCGAAAGTTAAGCCTACAACGGGCGCAAGCAAAGCAGTAATCGGCGTAGCCTTAACAAGCGGTACAGCAGGCAAGAAAATCACGGTTGTATGCCGTGGACTTGTCCGCGTAACAGCTTCAGGCAGCATCACAATGGGTTCGAGAATTTCCAGCGATGCAGGCGGAAAAGTGGCGGCAGTTGCAGCGCTTGATGCTCCAGCAACTTATGCTGAAGCCACCATACAGGCAGAGTTAGATAAAACTGAACAGTGGATTGGCAGAGCATTAACAGCGGCAACCGCTGACGGCGACGTGATCTATGCTTTGATAAGTTGCATTCCATAAAAAAGTGATGCAGGATGGCTTTTGTAAGAGATGCACTCAGCTGGGTTGACACTGGCGCAGTGCAGTATCCAGCTTTGCATAAGAAAATAATTGAGTTAACAATGCCTGCGCTTACTATTAAGAAACTGTTTCCAGAGTTTCCACTGGTTGCGGGTAAAACCGCCACTTTCGTTAAGCAAAGCGGTTCAAGAGCAGCTGCAATAACTGAAGTTGCTGAGGGAAGTGAAAGTTTTTTCTGGTAAAATAAGACCACTATGTCCCGATGGACTTCACGCCCTACACAACCGTGACAGTGACGCCTTACAAGAAAGGCTTGCGAGAAAGAATAAGCCGNGAAAACATTGAAGACTTGTACATACCCATAATTGAAGACCAGCTAAGGCGNATNGCAAGGCGAATGGCTTACACNATTGACAAAGACTGCCAAACAGTCATCGACTCTGCNGCTGGAAACAGTTTCGCGGCAACAGGCACAAGCTTAAGCGCCACAGGCACAGAATTCACCATAAGCGGCGGAATGGGAAGCAAAGACATTTTNAAAGCTAAAAGCCTGATTGAAGGCTACAATTTCATTCCAGACACCATACTGTTAAACCCAGTTAACGCAAGAGACGTNATGTATCTGCCCCAGTTCTCCTTACATTTACAGTATGGAGAACCTGTAATTCAAACAGGCAGCATTGGCAAAATCTACGGAATGGACGTTTACATAAGCACAGTGGTTCCAGCTGGAACAGGCTACGTGTTAAGCATTGGACAAAACCTTTCAGCTGCGTATTCGCCCATGGGCTTTTTCGTAAATGGTGTGGATTAGCCCATACCAGCGGATTAAAACGCCCATTAATGACTGAGGTTGACATCCAAAAACCATTTGACGCAGTTGACGTAACATTGACGACACGTTACAGTCCTGTGGTAACTTGTGGAGAAGCAATTTGCAAAGTGACAGGGTTAGCGTCAAGCTAANCACCNTGAAAGTTTCCACTTTATTTTTTCCCCATTTTGGTTTCANTGCCTGTAAGGCTTGCCCTTCAGGCGAAACAATAGGATGGGAGGTTGAAAACACAAATGGATATAACGCATGTGAGTTTAGGTGCTGCTGCAGCTTTAATCTACGCTTTCTTAGGCTATTCAGCGCAGGATAAGCCTTTCAACTGGAAAAAGTTTCTGCGCACAGTAGCTATCGGTGCTGCTTCAGCATTCGGTTTAGATATGGCTGGCATAACAGCAGACGTGTACACTGCTCTGGTTGGACCTACAGCAATCACGGTTTGGCTGCAGAAACTCATTGACACCGCTAAACCCTAAACTTGCTTTTTTCATGTTTCTCTGCCTGAAACCATTGTGGAAGCCTTCGTGTTCTGCACCTTTCTCCTCTCAGGGTTAGCGTGAATTAACAGTTGTGCAGTGCGGCTTCCATAATGGCAGGAGTAAAGTGAGAGTGAAATGGCAAATTACGTTTCAGTTTCAGACGTGCAAGCACAATTAAACATGACTTATGATGCTGGAAATCACGTTTACACAGTTTACGGCTTAACCATCACTGAAGCAAGCGTAAACGCACATGTGGATTTTGCTAACACTTACGTCAACGCTTTGCTTGGCAGAGACTTAGCCGTAGATGATCCAAAATACAACATAGCGAAGTTGGCGGCGCTTAACTTAGCCTGCATGCGAGTATTGATTGTTTCAAGCGGCGGCGCAATGATAGGAGCCTTCGACTATTTCCTCGGCGATTTACGTGTTGCAAGGGCTGGCCCATATGCGGAAGCGATTGAACGCACAATCCGAGGCTTAACTGAAGATTTAATGAGGCAAATAATCAATTTAACACTTCCCGTTAAAGCTGCTGAAGCATCAGCAGCAGAAGAAGTTCCAACATATCGTGGAGACTTGATGAAACCATGACGGATGCAGCAGGAACCATCATGCAGCTTCTCAACGACAACTGGAGTTTATCTTCGCCTGCTAAAACGGATGTTTACTGGGCAGCAAGCAAAGTTGAAGCTGTCGACTTCACTCGCATAGGCAAAAACTATGTTATAGCCTGCTATGCACCTATGACTGTTGCCTCCTCAAAGCCTTCAACGTTCGAGTTGTGGGAAATTGAGGAAAACATTGTTGTAGACGTGGTCTGCAAGGTTACGGGCACGGTTCAGCAAGCCTGTGACAAGCGTGAGCTTATGCGAGCGGAGGTTTACCGTGTAATGCACGGTTTTGAAACAAGCAAGGGCACGCATGGGTTCAGCTGGGTTCATGTGAAAAGTGAAGGAAACAAAAGTGAGTCACCTGATTTGGTGCGTGTAAGCCTTTTAATCAATTGTTTAAGTTTCAAGGCGAAACCATGACTGTCAAGTTGCAAGTTGATCTTAAGGACATTGAAGAGTTCAGCAAAGCATTAAGGCGTATGCCTGAAGATATGCGTGAAAACATTTACAACGGGTTAAGTGAAGCAGCAAGGCAAACTGTTGTGCGGGCCCGTGCTTATGCGCCTGTGCGCACAGGAGCCTTGAGAGCCAGCATATATGCTTACTTGTCAAGGGATTTGGTGTTAACGTTGGGCGCTTACGTGTATTACGCCATGTTTGTGGAGTATGGGACACGTTACATGATGCCCCGTTACTTTTTAACAAGGGCGGTTCAGGAGCAGCTTCCAGTGTTCAATTTTGCGGTAAGTGAAGCAGTTAGCCAAGCGTGGCAAAACTTGAAGCGTTAAAGCTTGTTTGCAATGGGCCTCAACAAGCGTGAGGCTCGCAAACCAAAAATTGAGGTGAAAACAGAAAGTGAGCGCACCATTAATTGGAAGAGAAGCTGTGATAATGAAGGGAGCTACGCAAATTGGATTCTGCAAAACCGTGGGTGTAACGATTGATGCGAGCATAACGAAGCAGTATTTCTTAGGTTCAGACACGCC